ACTCCACCAAGCGATAACATAAGCACTTATTGGATACGATCACAAGAAAAAGGAGGGAAAAATATTAAAAATGGAGCTAAAGGTTTTGAAGCTGACGAAATAGTTAAATTTATTCTTGATTATCCAAACGCAGAGGCGTTAAAAGTCCTCAGAGGAGAGCCTTTAGACAGGAATGATTTAATTGATTTAGAGAATAAATTTCAAAAATTAACAGGAGTTAAACCAACTGAATCAAACATACAAACAGTTGTAGATATTGAAGAGGGAAGAATACCTGTTGAGATTCTTAAAGTTCAAGAACAAGAGCAGCTTCAAAGACAAGCTCAAGAGCCTGGTGTTTTTGGAAAGAAAAAAGGTCCTTCAGCAGAAAAAATAACTAGGCAGCCACTTACTAAGGAAGCTACAGTAAATGTCTATCAAGCCTTAAAGGATCAAATCAAGCTTGAAGCTAGAGCGGCTAGAGAGAAAAAATATAGCATGGATGAGGCTAGAAGAAATCTAGCAGAAAGAATATCTGAACTTCTCAAGCAAGGAAATATAGCTGCAAAACAAGCTTTATCTTTAGTTAGAAAAGTATCATCAGTCAACCTAGATAATCCAGTTTTAACAGAAAGAGTAATATCATACGCTCAAAAGATATTTGAGAACGCAGACAACCAAAACAAAATATCAAAAGCAGAATCCTTAAAGAAATCTATTAAAAAGCAATTAAAAGGCAAAAAAACAGAAGCCACAGTAAAAGGAGCTGTAAAGGACTTTTTAAAAATAGATGTAAATCTAGTAGAAAATATAGATGAGTACCTGTCTATATTGAGTAATGTAAATGAAGGGTTAAAGTCCACTAGGGTTGTAAAAGGAGAGGTAAGGCTATCGAAAGAAGTAAATCTCAGAATACTATCAGAATACATCTCAAAAGAGCTGCCCAAGCAAACTGAGATAAGAGAGCAAGCTTTTATAGAAAAATATCAAGAAATACTTGGAGAAGAAGCTGAGGGTTTATCTTATCAGCAATTAAAAGACGCTGTTGACTCGATTCCTAAAGAAGAAGATACTCAAGAAAGAAAGTCAAAAGAGAAGGATTTAATAAAGACTACATTTGAGTCTTTGTCTGAAGCAGTAAAAGAAGCAATGGATTTTGGTACTGGAGCTCCAGAGGTTAGCGATGTTTTTGACGTAACAGATATGCAAAAATCCCTTATAAAGCGATTCTCTGAAATGGATTTAGATTTGCTAACTACTAAAGAATCTATTCTTGCGCTAGATGCAATGAAAAACTTCCTTGTTAATGGAACAACTGGGGGTATGAAAAAGATACTTTCTGAATTTGAAGGAAGATCTGCTGCAAGAAAAATGCTAGGGGATGGTTTTGCTGGATATAAGATAAAGTCTGTAGGCAGATTTTGGGGTAAGCAATTAGCGACACTAAATATATTATCAGAGTACATATTTAGAGGGCAGAAAAAAGGACTTCAGTTTTTCCAGGAATCTGGAATACAAGGAATAATCAACGGCAACGCAAAGTCGCTAAAAGAACATGAAAGTATACAAAACGAATATAATGATACTTTTGCCAAAAGAAAAGCGAATAACCAGGAATTTGGATCATCATACAACATAGTTGAAAGAGGGATGATTTCTTTTGCAATTAGAAATCTTCAAGGAACAATCCCACAACAAGTGGATGAGTTTGTTAGAAGAAAAAAACTAATAGAACAGTCAATAGAGTCATTAAGAAGACAGGGTGGAGATTTAGCTAAAAAAGCAGATCTTTATCAAGAAGCTTATGAAAAAATATTAGAGGAAAGCGTGAACGCTGATGAGGTTTTATCTAAAGCTGATCCAGTGAACAGAGAGGCTGTCAATTGGTGGATTGATAAATGGTCAAACATATATCCAGACCTTTACGATGTTTCTCTGAACATTTACAACAAGCTGTTAAGTAAAGACGTTAGATATACACCAGATTTTTATGCAAGAGTTAGGCAAAAGGAATCAGACACAGACTTGTTTACCCCTAGTTTTGAAGACAATCTTAATAATGTAATTTACGATAAGGAATCAAGAACCCTAAAGGAAACAGTTAGACCTAGAACTCTTAATGCACAAGCAGCTTCTTACGTTGAGCTTAATTTTGATAGAGCAAACATGAATGCATACAAAGGAGCTTTGGTGGACGTAAATACTGCGGAATCTATATCTAAGTCAAATGGATTTTTGAACGATCCAGCCTTTTCATCTTTAATACAAGATGATGAAACTAGGACTATATTAAAAGACAGAATCTATGCCTACGTTAGGAATATAAAAGGAGGAAACAGACCTACCTCCCAAGACAATAGGAAATTAAGTGAGATACTAGACAAGGTGGCTACTTTTTCTGTAGGTAGAGCTTTGGGAGGACCCACTCAATATATAAAGCAGCTTGTACCTATAGTCAACACGCTTGTAAACGCAGGAGATTTATCTATATCTGCTTTTAATAAGCCAGGAGCTATGCAGTTTATATTAAAATCTGGATATTCTATAGCAAGTAGAGGTTTTGCTTCATTGTCTGAGATAAAAAGTTTAAATGATTCAGTTAAGGATATAAAATTAGGGTCGCTAAACAATAAGGCGTTGAAGTCATTTCTGAATGGTGCTGAAGGCTTAAATAGAAAGTTCTTGAAAGTATTTGTTCAAAATCCAGATCGTTACGCAGCACAACTTTCTTGGCTTACATATTATATAAAAGACTTAAAGGCACAAGGATTCTCTCAAGACGCTATAGATAATATAGATTGGGAAACTCATAAAATAAACGCTCAGTCTGCCGATTATGCACAACAACAAGTTGACAGACAACAAAATGTTTCAGACGCTGGATTGCAAGGTGAATTTTTTTCATCAAGGAATGTGGGAATGTCTTTAGCAAGAAAAATAATATTGCCATTCATGAATTTTGCAATGAATCAAAAGTCGAGAATGTACTCTGATGTATTTCAATTAAGTTCAAAGTATGCTTCTCCAGAGGACAAGGCAAGAGCTAAAGCCTCTCTAGCTGGTTTAGCAGCAGAAACAGCAGTCTTCAACACATTAGGCGTTGGCATATCTATGGGTCTTTATGCCGCAACGAAAGGAATAATGGGTGGAGAGGAAGAAACCCCAGAAGAGCAGCAAAAACGTGTTATGAACATAATCAGAGGTAGATTTGGAAATATTGCTTCGGATGTATTTTCTCCATTTCCAAAACTTACAGATCCAAAAATTATTGATGGGATTAACTTCTTGTTAAGAACAGTTCAAGATGGTGATGAAAAAGATATGTTCCAACTTTTTTCAAGAGACAAAGATACTTTTTATGATCAATTAGGTCTTTTCGGAATAGGTCCAAAATATGCGGGGGAATTATTCGAATTGTCAAAAATAGCTATGCTTGGAGAGTACACGGATAATTATGGTAGAGTTATAAAACTAGAGCCAAAAGCACAAGAATTAGCAGTTCAAGTGTTTTTACCAAAACTATTATATGCTTCAGGATACGCTCCTGTAGAGGTAGGTACGATGTCTAATTATGCAGTTAAAGAGCTTAAAAAGCTCAAAAAGTCAAAACAAAAATCTTCGGGTAGCGCTTATCAGAGAACATATAAGTACTAAAAAAAAGACCCAGCTACTATCTTCACTGGGTCATTCTCCAATAAGGCGGACTGTTTTGTAGAAACCGCCTATTTCTTAAGTAATTTAAATGGTCTTAAGAATACCATCATGTTCGATTCAGCTAAAGTATAAAAAGTTTTTTATATAACAAAAAAAGAGCCAGAAATTATTTCCAGCTCTATTAAAATAAAAAAAATCTAGAAATGTGAGACGATCTTAGAGAGATCTTTCTCATTTAATCAACACTGTAAACCTACAATATATTTTTTAAAATTGCAATAGTTTCGTCACAATCTTTTTGATTTCGTGGCATAAATAGGTTTGTTTGTATTCCTTCCCTAACTAAATGCATCTTGAACAGCTTCCATCTGATAGGAAAGCTTTCGTTTGGGTTACCCTTTGTCTCTATTATGAATCGTGGTGGATCTTGTACGTCTATGAAGTCTGGAGTATACTTGATGCCTAACAACTTCTTATTACCTCTGTCGTGTAGTATTTTCTTAGACTTAGTCTTCTCATAGGAAGCCATAGGAAAGTTGCAACCGTTGATGATAGTGAACGTTTTGCCTTCATACTCATTTTTAATCTTAGCCTTCTTCAGAGCTCTGTACATGTAAAGCTCAAGCTTAGAGGCAAATTCAATACCATCTTCCTTAACCTTTGTAGATCTGGTGATCTGTCTTCTCTTAGTAGTCTTCCTCCTCCTCATCGTCCATTTCAATTACAGATATCACATCATCAATCAGGAGTATGTCCCTGAAAAATTCTACAGCTTCCTCATGGCTTTCCCCTAAGTATTCCTCCCAAGTTCTGTTTCCTTCACCCATGAGATCATTCTTTGTGAATACAGTGTATCTTTTATAGTTGTTTATTTTATTATAGAACAGTATGTCTTTAAGGTTCTCCCAGAAGTAAGGATACTCTATAAGGCAAACCAATGCTTGTCTATCATCAATCCCCAACCTGTCGGCAAGCCAGAAGACTTCAATATCAGATATTGTTTCTATGAATATATCCAAGTCTTTTTTGACGTAAACGTAAAAGTAGTTATCATCGATAGTAGAGTAGTCAATAACTTCCTTCATGATGGTAAAGACCCTAACAGCCTCCTCCAGGTCAAGAGGTCTATTAAATACTATTTTCTTTGCGTCTAATCTCATCTATAGCTCTTTGCAGGTAGAGAACCTGATCCATCGCTTCCTCCTTAGCGTGTTGCAACCACTGCAACAAAGATAGGTCATTTTCCGCAAGAGTGGTTCCATATTTTTTAAAACCAACAGCGCTTCTTCTTTTAAATTCGTGTATAGTTTTTACAACGACAGGATCTCTTTTCCAGTCTTCAAAGTCAAATCTATCCATCTTCATTCGTGTTCCCAGAATCTTTGAGTATATTCTCCTTGAGTTGATCTACTGCTTCCTGGTATCCGTCCATTAATTTTAAAGTCTCGAGCGTCCCAATCGAGAGGTCTTTTAAGTTTTGCATCTGACTTAGGATTGCGTTTTGCATCCCCACCATGTTTTTTACTTGATTCTCCATTTGAATCAATCTGCTTTCCTTCATTTTTTATTGTATTTAATTCGCAAAAGCAACCACCGACATCAAGCCAGCAGTTACATATTCTCATTTGTTTATTTGAATCCATTGTTTGAGCTGTAAAGAAAGTAAACCCACAAGGCAATGGCTACAATAACTGATATGGCTCTGGCAATGTCAAGTGGTGTCATTAGAAAAGGTGTGTTAGTCTCGCCATTTGTCCATGACTTTTTGAATGAATAAATCCTTCAACGGCTTTAGGCGCATGCTGATAACCCTTTCTGTGGTGCCATCCGTCTGTTCCAGAAGGAGATCGCAAAGCCTCAACAGTAACACCAATAAAATCTTTAGACATCTTGTGATGTATGTGATGTATGTATACATATCTGTTTTTAGCATTCGACCAATCTTCACCAGCCTCTTGAGCCATAAGTAGCGGAAGGTCTTGTGGTTTTGCTCCGTCTCCGTGTGTTGTTCCAATGAGATTATTATGGTATCGATAGTATTTACGATGCGCAATTGAAGTGTCAAAGGTAATATTTTTGCATTTATTATACCACGAGGCTATCGAGTCGGCTAAAAAGAACCCACTCTGATAGTCATGGTTGGATGGGTTATACATGAAGTGCACATCTGCAATCTGAAGCAGTGTATCTAAAACGTCAATATAGAGCTTCTTAGCGATTAAAAAGTTGTCATACCACATTCCATCAGTATCTTGTGGAGTTCCGCTCGTAGTCGTCCTCTTAGGGGTGTCTATGTGGAGAATATCATTACCTGCGACAAATACAATTTTGTCAATTGTAAATCCAGAGGCTTTTTGTAGTATTCCTTCGACTCCTGATTTGACTCTTTGAACTGCTATTTGTGAGTTGTAATCCTCTCCTGTTTCGAATGATGAGGCTAACTTGCCAATATGTACATCAGCAGGATCAATAACAAGTAAACAGCCATCAGGATCGTTGTTTCTGATAATCTTTTCATAATTAAATGCGTGTTGTTTGATCTCTTCAACATGGTCTTTGAGCATTTGCTCGAATGTAGGTCCACTGTCTTTGCTTGGCTTAAACTGTATGGACCACTTCTTGTCTTTCGACCAGGCTATTCCTACGCTTGATATATCAATACCTCTTTCTTCACATGCCTGTGCAAGAGCTGGTTGCTCTTCTATCCTTGTAATCTTCTGTATGTGCTTTGATATAGATCTTCTTGTTGACTCTATAGTCTTTTCGTTCGGATCTATCTGTAGGTCTTCATGTATTAGCTTAGCTATATCAGTAAAACCTCTGTGTCCTTGCTTGTAGTAATCCTCAGCAAGTCTTTTTATTTCTTCAACGTTAATCATCCTTTTTAATTTGATTCTGTAATTTTTCCAGATTTATTTTGAAAGATGCTATTGAAGTTTTAGTTATTCCAAAGTCAGGTTCGTAGAGAGAGTCGATGATCTGGTCTACACTTTTATGCAGACTAATTCTCAGCCTCTCTATAAACCTCACTCTTTGCGTCATACATCCTCATCCATGTGCTGTAAAAACAGATCTCCTACTGATTTGTTAAAAGTCTTTATAGCTCTGTATATTATTCTGGATTTCTTTTTGGTTTCTCTTTTGTCCTTGAGACTTGAGTCAATCCCAAGTCTTGTATAAAGTAATGTGTCAAGCTCTAACAGTGCATCCATCTTTTCTTTTTCTGTTTTAGTTGTGTAGCCTGTTACAGTATTACAGAAAGAGTTTACATCCAATTCATGGATATTAAACATCCTCTGTTTTATCTTAGCATATTCTCTATCAAACAATGTATTTTTTCTCATTTTATCAAATTTAGTTATTATTGCTGAAACTCAAGTACTTATCTTCAGATTTTTTTATTATATCATCATTTGCCATTCTCTTAAAGTAGGTCAAGTAAATCTCGTAAATTGGTCTCGAGACCTCATGGTTACTGTACGTAACAGGGGATACCATGTTTTTTACAAGCCCATCTTTTTCTATCCTTATGTTTAATCTTAACTCATTATTCTTAATCAATTCAGGTTCTATTGTTATTCCATTCACAATACAAAATGCCATAGCATTCTGATGAATCTTGTTAGGATAAAAGTCTATTGTCGGTTTTTTCTTAGGTCTTCCCATTAGAATGGTAAATCATCGTTATCTACTGCAAATGCGTCTGATGGAAACATTTTAGGCACCACATCTTCATCCTTGTCAAACACAAACGTAGGTGGGTTCTGATCCTTTGCATAGTATCTACCAGATACAACATCAAACCTGAAGAACTCCTTTCCATTCATCTCTCCTTGAAACTTCATCTTGACCTTCTGTGTCACAAACTCGACATCATTTTCATCAATCTTTGAGGCAGGTATTTCTGCAAAGTGCCTATAGATTGTAAAGCCATCGTGCGTTTGATTCCTGAAGTCAGCAGATCCACTACAATCGTAGAGGGTAGGGAGATCGTATATCCCTGCATCATTCTTGCGCATTTTAGTTGGATGCACCACCAGGAATATAATCACATTGTTCATCTGAGCAAACATAGTCAGGTGCGTAAGCACACGCTTTATCTTAGAAAGCTCAGAGTCACTTGACTTATCAAAGTCAATTTTATTAAAGGCATCGATTATAAACATATCAACTCCATAGATAAACATCTGCTCCTTGAACTTCTCCATAATCCAACTCCATGTGGGTATCTCTCCTCTTTCAGGAGCAGTAATGTATATCTTTTCGTTTGCCCACTTAATATATCTATTAATTTCTTCTTTAGTTATCTTGGGTCTGTTGGGGTTGTCTTGCCAAAAGTTTTTACCAAAAAACTTCTCAATGAATGTTGTTTGGTGTAGAGCCATTGGGTTGTGCTCTGGAGAAAAGAACGATGCCTTGAGGTTGTAGTCTCTGATTAGGTTGAGTACATACCACTCAGTAAAGTTAGACTTACCATGAGAGGGTATACCTGTAGACACGACCAAGTGTCCTCGCATAACTGTGAAGACGTTATTGAGATTACCGAAGCACTTGTGTTTTGGATACAGTGTTTCAGGCAATCCGTTGTCGTATAAATCATGTATACCCCCAGCAAGGTCCTCTATGGTAAACGTTCCTGATGCAGGATACCTTTTACCATTTGCTATTGATTCTTTTACTAAGTCATCCCCTCCATCGATGAGGTCTCCATTGGCATCTTTGTTCTTGAATAAAACCCTCAAGCATCTGTATCTACCAAGACGCTGTGCTATCTTATCAGCTACAATCTCTCCCTTGTCGTCATTGTCTGTGGCTATATAAAACTTACTTACATCCTTCAGATACTTCTCGCAGTTTATCCAGAAGTCATCGTTGTCGTTCGCTCCGTTGGGAATGCTTATTGTATTCTTAAATCCACACTGGTGCATAGCTAACACATCAAACTCTCCCTCCACTATAAACACCTCATCTTGACCAATGGCGGCATTGATGTTGTAGAATATTGGTTTTGTTTGTGCTGTTTGTGTAAAATGCTTTCCTCCTGATCTAAATTTCTTGTTGACCAAAGTATCTCCCTCAAAGTAATTAAAAACAATGTTGTTCATCTTCTTTCCTGCTTGTGGCTGAAAGTATTCCTCTTCAGTTATACCTAACTCCTTGAGTGTAGACTGACGAATCTTTCTTGACTCACACCATTTAACCATGCCATCAGATAGCTTTGTATAGTTAATCCAGTTCTGCTCAGGAAGTTTGTACACCTTGTCACGAACCAGAGGCTTCTCGTCTCTTATCGATATGCCATCACAGTGATGACACTTCGCTACACCTTCATTAATATTTACACTAAGACATCTGTCAGCTTTGTTCCTTCTTTCAGGAGAGCATGCTGGGCAAACAGTTTTAATCTGACCAGACGTTTTCCCTTTTAGATTTATATCGTTCCATTGTATTGTTTTCATAGTGTGTTGTTGAATATAGATTTTGGTTTGCCAGTCTTGAGGTTGATGTTATATCTTTTGAGATACCAACTTCTGAAATGAGATACATAGTCAGGTTTACTTTTTACAGTATCAGATTTCATATTTAGGTGCTCATTAAATTCCAAGTAATACATCTTTAGACTGTCGATGTCTATCTTCAAATTACTTGTTATTGCTTTGAGATATTTTTCATCCTCAAAAACTAATTTAAAATTTTCTTCGATCGCCCTGTTGATGATATTATTGTTTTCATTGTTTATATTATTATTATTGTTAGTTGTGTTCTTTTGTTGTTCTTTTGATGTGCTTTTGTTGTCCTTTTGTTGTGCATCATCATCAGACTTTTTCTGGTAATCATCATATTTTACAATAGTTACGAGAGTATATTTGTTGTGCCCTTTCTTATGCATCTCCCCTGTTTCTATTAATTTGTCAAGGGAGAGTTGTATTTGCTTCCTGGAAAGTCCAAGATCGTCTGCAAGGTTTTGTTGGGAGGTTATAAAAGTTCCTCTACGTACAACCATTCCTCTCCAATTTTTGTCCTTCCAGTTAGCTTTTAAAAGGCAGTGAATGAATAATCTCATTGTATTGGCATCAGTATACCACTCCCACTGTAAAATCTTCCTGCTTAGTGTTATGAATGAATCAGCCATTCTCTTATTTTATTTTCAATGTTTCTTTTGTGGATATCTGGTATGTATCTCAATGATTTGATGAAATTATTTATCTGATCTTTTCTGTAGATTTCTCTATGAATTAGTCTTCTGTTTAATTCCTTTGTGTAAATGAGTTCTTCAGCAACAGTTTTTTTCTCAAATACCATTGCTGGCATAATCTCTTTTATCTTTCTGTCGCACATTGCAAACCTATACATGAAAAGTTTATCTCCGAACTTGGAGTCTAAAAGATTTTCAGCTTTTCTAATGCCATGTAGCACGCTTGCATGATTCTTTCCTATGTAGTTTTCATTAGACCAAAACTTACCTATCTGTTCCATACTTAAGTGCGTGTGTCTTCTGAGTAAATACATAAGCAATGACCTCATATCAACAAGATCTCTTGTCCTTACTGTCGGATTTATAAACGGATCTTTGATTTGTAATTCTTTCTTGAATACATCTATGATAAATTCTGCCTTGTTGAGTTCTTCTTTTATTTGTAACATATTAAATTAGATTAAATTAAATAACTTGAAAGGGAGCGGACTTGCCATTCGCCCCCATGTATCAAGTAAAAAAAAACAAAAATTAAATCAGAACGGCAAGTCGTCATCAGCAGGAACTGTTTGTGCCTGTACTGAAGCTTCTTTTTGATTTGTTTGTGTCTCATTAGACTTTTGTATCCTCCATCCTTGTACGGAATTAAAATATTTGGTTTCACCCTGTGGGTTTACCCATTCTCGTCCACGAAGGTTTATGCCTATAGTGACATCCTGACCAACACTAAACTCGTCTAACAGACTGCATTTGTCTTTTACAAATTCCACCGATATGGGTTGTGGATATTGTTCTTCAGTAGTTACAACGATTTCTCGTTTAGTGAAACCATTACTTCCGTAAGAAGAAGTTTGTCCAATTGATTTGATTTTACCAGTAATTTCCATAATTCTAATTTTAAGTTAATAATTGATTTAAATTGTTGAGGTACTCTCTGGCAAGGGTAACTCGGTTATAGATTGCATCTATGTCTTCTTGGTTTCTTTCAACCACAAATTCTTTAATCCTGTACTTGGGATTAATCCCTTCAAACTTTAATCCATCCCATATCTCTTGCTCAAGTTCTTCTGGAAGATCTATGAGTCCAAGCTTACTACGAGTTCTTTTCATTTCATCGTATATAAGCTCATCGGGAGTGTCTACAAGGCAGTATACAAGCTTAGATTCTTCAAAATCTGTCAAAGCCATATACCCTTGAAGTTGCCAATAATAGTCTTTCTCAGGAACATCTTCGTCAGTCAAAGGAAATGTTTTGTGATTCCATGAGCAT